AACTGGAGGCGTAACTGGAGGCGTAACTGGAGGCGTAACTGGGGGCGTAACTGGAGGCGTAACTGGAGGCGTAACTGGAGGCGTAACTGGAGGCGTAACTGGAGGCGTAACTGGAGGCGTAACTGGAGGCGTAACTGGAGGCGTAGTCCCCGCTGGTTTTAATGCAGCCCCACCTAAGATAGCAGCAGCATCAGCGAGAGATACTTTGCCGTCGCCATCAATATCGTATTGAGCGTCAAACCCACCATTTGCAATCAATGTTGCAGCCGCAGCGGCGTTTATCTGGGCTGGAGTTTGTGCGGTTTCAGTTGCTGGTGCAGTCCCACTTGTTCCCGGCGTAGTAGCTGGAGGCGTAGTAGTTGGTTTAGTACTCGCTAACAGCGCAGTTATAGCGGCTTTAGAATTGGCCTCCGGCATGTTAGTCGTTTGGGCAAGCTGTGTTGCCGTGGGGTTGTCAATCCCCATATCTTTCCAAAATTGCCTTGCTTCTGCTTCAGTAGTAACAAGCGGGTTGATTCGATCTTCTAACGCCTTATACGCATCTGTTGCATCGGGAAATAGCGTTTGGACTGCTTTGGGGTCCAAGACCCCAGCATTAACTAGCGTGTCACCGACCTTAGCAGCGACATCTTCAACCTTACCACCCGTTTTGATTGTGTCTAGAACGGTAGGGGCAACGGCATCGACCTGCTCAGGCTTTAAGCCGGAATCGGCCAACATCGTACGTACAGCTTGGTCCGAGCCGGAAGAGATGAACCCCCGTGCCATAGCAGCGGCATTTTCTGGGGTATATCCCAAATCTTCATAAGCAGCGGTAAGCGCCCCAACATCTTTCGCTAGGTTAGCTCCACCGCCGGAACGGATAGCCGAAGCAAGGTTATTACTATAATATTCGGCTGCGGTTTTGGGACCTCCACCCGGAGGCGGTGGCGGTGGTGGGCCTCCACCCGGAGGCGGTGTCGGTGATAAGCCTCCACCCGGAGGTGGTGGCGGTGGTGGGCCATCCAAGCCATCAGAGAATGCCTTAAACGTACCGGCTTTAGCGTTTTCAAAGGCTTGCAGAGTGCCCGCCACAGGACCGCCGACCAACGCCTCTTCACCGGCGGCCTTGAAAATCTCAACGTAGTTAAGCGGTTGATTTGGATCGAGAATTTTTTGTATAAGGGCGTTCGTGCCTCCCGCTTCGACTCCTTCAGACCCCGCTTCTCTACCGCCAGCTTTAAGAATCTGACCTGTTGAAACCGCAATGTTTCGGGCAAGGGTTTCACGAACTACAGTTTGAACCGGAGCAGTTGCTGCCCCAAACGTATTTTTAACGGCGGCGACACCACCGGGAATACCCATCATCCCACCAACAATGACACCAGTTCCAAGAGCAGCTTTTTGTGAAGCAAGTTGCGCTTGTGCATCCGCTTGCGCTTGGGTCATCTTGCCCGAAGCTACGTCCGCTTTAGTTGCATTAAGGGATTTTTGATACGCCTCATTAGATGCAGCGCCGGCGGCTTCGCCAATGTTCATCACCACTTCAACGCTTGTACCGAGACGGCGAGCAATTTCAGGAGCAGCCTTTAATAACGTAGCTGCAAATTTTGCAGTTTTAGCAACCCCAAGAGTTCCTACTTCTTGCAGCGTTTCAGACGCAACGGTAAATGCAAAATGTGATGGTTGATCGGTTACCCAATTCCTAAGAACTGTTGCGGCTTCGCCAAATGTTTTAGCGTTTTGAAAATTTTCTGAAAAAACTTTGCCTTGAGTAGCAACTTCTTTTGGAAGATAGGAATCGGCTAAGTTAGAAAAAGATTTAAGGTTTTTACTAATCGCACCGTTACGATCTGCTCCAAGCAGAGAAGTGGCTACGCCCCAAAGATCCGTGGCTAGTTGGGAGCTAGCATTTAGAAATAGTGCGCGAGTAAGCCCTAATCCAGATTCATTGCTAATTGTAGGAAGTTCAGCTAATACAGCGGCTTTGGCTCGATCAAACCAACTATTACTTGCTGTCACCGTAACAGGCGCAAGCGAGGTATAAACAGTCCCCGTACCAGCATCCGACACAGTGCCCGTGTTGTTTACTGCCGCAACCTGAACTGCGTCGTCTAAATTATCATCGGCAAGTGCGGATTCATATCCGGTGATTCCACCGTTCTTGTCAAACATGACTTCACCGCTTGCAACCGTGGTTGTAGCGGGGGCGTTTGTCGTTGCTCTTTTGAACTCAGGCGAATTAACTAACTGCGTAGCAATATTAACGAAGTCACCGGTTTTAAGCGGGGTATTTGTAAGGGCTGACGTAATGCCCATCTGAGCGATCTGCCCAGCGGCTGGACTCCTAGTAGCTGCTCTAACGGCCTCGTTAACCAGCATACTCGCCCCGGCTACACCACCGGCAGTTATGGCTCTTTCAAAATTACCTGTTTGGGCAAGAGTAGTTAGGGTCGAATTAACTGCGGCAGCGTACGTGCGGCTACCGGTTGCTTCATAAACAGCTTGTGCTGCGTTATTAGCAAGGACACTAAACCCGCCAAGTGCAGCGAACTTAGGTATATCTTTATCAGTTAAGGCAGCATTGATAGCAGCAAGTGAAGCTCCACCCGCTACATCAGCAGCTAATCCAGTAACTGCTTGGCCCGATACATTAGAAACTGCTTGACCGGCTTTAGTTGCAGATAATCCCGCAGCCACATCAGCGGGAAGCGAAGCTATACCTGTCCCGGCCCCAGCCGTAGCCCAGTCCGAACCAACTACATCCGCACCAGCGGCAAGAGCATCTACTGCGTACGGCAACAGATTAAGCGCGACTTTCCCCCATTCCCCTTCGGCAGCAGCCATTCCAACTTTGGTAGCAACGGCAAACGGCTGAATTGGGCTAGGTATTACGGACGCAAGGTTTAGTAGTACTTGGCCGAATTCTTCTTTAAAGAAACCGCGAGCACGTGGGTTGTAGTTATCTAACTTAAAGCCAACCCCGGTAGACGATGCGGGGTTAAACCCTATGTGGTACGTACCTTTGCCATCATCATACGAGGCAAAGTTTTGTGGAATTATTTGGTTATTTACTTTGTTGTAAAACTGCGGTTCTATTTTTGTAGACGGGGCAACGCCCGTTACTTGGTCATTACCTTCAAACCCCGGGTCATATACCTCAACCTGCCTTACACCAATTTGACCGAGGTTGGTGACGCCATACTTTTCGACAAGAGATGCAGCAATTGCGTTAGTAGGACCACTTTCTTTCCCACCTAACTGCTCGATGATCCCTTGGATCGCCATGACGTTTTCGGGTTTAACACTACGTGTGTACCCATAGTCACCAGAAAGTTGTTGCGCCCTAGTTGCAAGTATCCCTTCGGGCGAAGAAGAATACGTGGTACGTGCAGCTTCAGCTTCAGGATCAAACTCTCGCTCTTGCGATTGGTTATATTCGTCTTCAAAATTTCGCGCCATAACTAACCCACTTTCCAGTTAGTACCGTCTGAATACACAGGCACTTTAGTTGACCCGCCACCGGCTACCGTGGTGCCAAATGTGGACACAGAAGAATTCGTTACAAACGCCCTAGCCCCAACACCTGCGGTTGCCGCACTGGGTAGGTTAGCTACCGTTACCGGTACGTTGGCTTTTAGTTGGCCGACAATCTTGTCGCGCTGGTTGAAGTACAACCGCAAGACGTTAGTTAGTTGGTCAAAATAACGCCGTTCGTATTCGTCCGGGGGAAGCGGTAAGTTAGGTGCAACGGCCTGAGATAGCACGTCATCAGCAGTGACAAGGTAAGTCATAAATCAACGCCTCCCGTCCTGACGAATATCAAATCGCGGGTGCCCCAACTGCCAAAACACCCCTACATCAGTTGATTCCATCTTTATGATCATCTGACGACCCCGCACCCGGATATATACCTGTCCCGTAAACTTCTCAATAGGCACAGTGGCGGTGCGTGTGACCGTAGCGGAGCTACTTCCGGCAACAGATTGAGGGGTGTTATACCCCGACCCCGAGTTCTGCATGGGGATTAGTGTCATTACAGCAGATGGGCTGGCAGCGGTAGACCCTTCAAACGTCACATCGGGCAACATGCGCCAGACAAACCCAAACTTATCCCCGTCGTCAATATCAAACTCGGATGAAGATATGTACGCTGTAATGGGTAGTATGGTCCCCGTCTCATCATTATCCACACCAAATTCGTGGTTCACGAGGTTGTAGCTGTAAGTAGCAGCTACGGGGTATTCAAGTAGCCCAGAGTCTAACCATGCGGTGCGAGCCAACGAGCCGTGGTACCAGACGCCTATACCACCCTTACCGTCATTCTCAACATAGTTATACACCACGTATCGATCAATAGCGGTGGAATTTTCAGAGCAGTAGAACCACCAGACCTCATTAAACCCTTCGTTTGTACCACAGAAAATCTGTTGTCTCTGGCCGAGATTGATATCTTGATAGATATATTTACGCAAGTCACAGTTCAGTGTGTTAACCCGACCATCGTACACGTAGAACTTATCAATCCCCATCCAGAACACTCGACCCGACGCAACAATAGCGGCGTTCTGACTCACGATAGAGATGTTATCACCAAGAATCTGTGATCCCCATACCGCAGGTAAGCCCAGATATTGCAAAGAATATATAGCAGAGTCTGTAAATACAATCGTCTCTTGGCGGGTTTGGATTGCCGTTATAATTTCAGAGCCGTGTGCGAGAGTTAAACTCCCCGCCTGACCGGTAGCAGAAACAGTCCAGTTTGCGGGATCTTCTTGGTCAGACCACCGGATAAGCATCGGGTTTTGCGCTACAAGCCCATAATCATTACAGCCAAACGCAAAAACAAACCGGTTGTCGGATACATAAACTAAGTTCTGTACAGTGGGCACATCTGACGCCCCGGGAAGAGAAGATAGCAAAGCACCGCGTGTACCTGTCCCCCCGTTTGCACCCCAGTAATACATTGTGCCCCCACGAGGCCCAAAAATTAAGTTTTCCCCAAAATTACTCTGACTCCAAAGTCTCAACGAAGCATTAGCTGATCCACCGCCAACACCCCAAGTACCCGAGTTCCAAGTACCCGCACCCCATCCACCTATTGGGGCTTGAATAGCAGCACCAACAGTAATTTGATATCTCGCTACAACAGCAGAGCCGCCGGTCGCACCAGCAGCTATAGCCGTCGCAGTAGTTATAGTGTAGGAGTTAGAATTTATAACCGTAACTTGATACTCAGCGTTCAGCGTGCTCGCGTACGTGCCTGTAGCCCCACTATAAGTAACAAAATCTCCAGTAATTGCGCCGTGAGATGCAGCAGTAACCGTAACCGTCGTAGTACCGTTGCCCGTAAATGGGTCGGTACCAAGAGTCGTGGTAGCGCGAAGCGGGGTAATATCATAGTACGCACCCCCGTCTACGATATAAAATTTAAGATGAGTCCCTAGCCCAATTAGGTTCTGTTTGGCGAGTGTTACCCAGTTCCACAGCGACCTACAAACACCTAAGAATGTATTCGTAGAGATACGCGCCCAACCCCCTATCTTCTCGGGCGTGCCTTGGCGAAACCGAACCTTCTCACTGTCGTACCAACCGTTCTCGTTGGCGTAGCGAGTGTTTTCCTTGTTTACTCCGGGGCGAGGTTGAAACTTTTTGAGCATTACTTACTCGCAACCCCTTTGTGCTTCTCAAATGACCGCATCCCACCAAAACCGAGAAGACCAGCGAGGAGTGTCATGAGTTGCTCTACTTGGAGATCTGGGGGCGGGGCCAACCCTTTAGGGATTATGTCATAACCTTGACCAAAAACCCAACACCACTGCATCAGCGGGTAGCCTAAGAATTGGTAAGCCAAGCCAAGAACCCCAACCCAGCCCACAGCAGGACGCCACCCGCTGACAAACACACTAGAAGAAGCTGCTTCAATCTTATTGACTTCAACCTGAGCCAAGTCGGTTTCTTGGTCAATCCTCTTTTCCTCAAGGTCCAGTTTGCGCTCCTCCAGCGCCATCTCTGCCCGCTCTTTATCCGTTGTGATGAGCGAATCCGCAACTTTGCCAACGCCTTCAATTATCGACCCAATACCCATTAAGTCCATTACTTAAGCCCTTTCAAAGTACGATTTATCCACCCAAGCAAAAATTTAGACTGCGTACGGTTCTTATTGCATATGTCGGCATATCTAGTAATTTTTGCCAAAGCATATGATTTCTTGAACGATTCGGGTTCAGCATTGTTGAACTTTTGCAACGTAACAGGGCCAACCGCGCCATCTGGGGTAGCACCAACAATCAACTGTGCCAACTTAACCGCAACGCCCATACCAGTGTTTACGCCGAAGTTGAAAACCGATTCCGCAACAGTTTGATTCGCAATTTCATCCCCTCGTAAACGATCCCAAAACTCAGCTTTATAGAATCCACGTACCATTCCAGTAAGGAGCGGATTGTTGATTTCTTTGTGGTCAATGAGGTTCCATCCGCCCCACTGGGGGTTTTTGTTTCGTGCAATTCCGGCATATGTCATCCCTCCGGTATCACCGGGAATAGTGTGTAAAACGTAACCGCCTTCGTCGCGGATCATCTGTTCAAAAGCAGCATTGAAGTCAGCCATTGCCGTGCATCCTTATGTACTCATCCCGAAGGAACGTCACCTTTTTGCGCCCATCATGCCTCTTGACTTTACCCAAAGCAGGGGGGTTATTCAAGTACTCCGCAGCGCGAACCAAAAAATCGGGGTTGTCTTCAAAGATACCCAAGGCAGAATTGCACCGCTTACACAAGATCCCGCGAACGTCATTTGAGTCGTGGCAGTGATCAACTGCAAACTTGTACTGCTTGAGCTTGAGGGGATTATCACATATAGCGCAATTATACCCCTGAATTTTCAACAGGAAGTCATAATCTGATGGGGACAATCCAAACCGATCAAGCCGGTTTACGTTAGACTTGCACGCGCTACAAAGAAAATAAGTCCTGCGCCCGTGGACGATGAGGTCATCTTTGGCAAATTCCCGAAGACAAACGGCGCAGGGGTAAAACATATAAAAACCCCGGTGGGTCGCACCGGGGCTAGACCTTAATTGTCGGTCTGTTCGTCTTCTTCAGTTTCTTCAGCGGCTTCAACTGCATCAGCAACGTCAAAGTGAGCGTCAACCGTAGCTGAGAACAATTCGGCCAGCGTAAAACGCCCAATACCATTTTCGGCTGCAACAGCGTAAGCAACAGCAAACAGGGCTTGAAGAGCGTCAACCGGTTCGGAACCGTCAATAGCTTCAATAATAAAATCTTTCATGAAAATCTCCAGTGATTGATGGGCAAATGCCCACTCGTAGCTTACAGTTCGTACAAGACAGAAAAATTACTTTTTCAATTTGGCTTCCAGCTTCTCAGTCATGGTTTAGTTTCCAGTTGCTGCAACGCTGCTTGATGTGCGGCAATAACTTCGGGTGTCCACACTACGTTACAAACAACAACAACCTTTTCGGGTACGCCCGTCAAATCCTGACCGGGAAAAAGCGTGTTTCTAAAAAAAGTTGCCGCCGAAGCGGTCCCATCTTCGATCCACCGAGTAGTTTCACGATAACCAACTAAACCGTTAAGGCCAATAGTAATTTCGTCAACGATTGTTTCTTTTGTAATTGCCATGATTGATCCTAAATTTAAACCGAATACATAATAGAAAACTCTATTGTAAAAGCACTTGCTATACCAGTAGTCATTGTTGTAGCGCTAGTTCCATTATTATAAGAGGCATTAAAAAACATAAGATTACCTACGTTCGCAGTAATAGCTAACCCCAACTGAGTGGCAGCGGGAGATCCCGGCAACGTGATTCCAGAAAAGTTTGATATACCCGCACCGGAAGAACCCCCTTCGCTACCCGCCGGTGCAAACGGCGCACCGGATATTGCGTAAATACCACTCCCACCACTTTGCGAAAGTGTTTGAATAATTGCTACTATATAAACTAATCTACCAATTTTTGTATAGCGCCCCTGTCGCAAACTATAAGAAACTGTTGGGGCTACACTTGTTTGCGTAAAGGTAGGTGTCCAAGTTCCTTCTTCATAATCATTTAGAGTAGAATTAGTTAGCGCACCGGATTTATTAAAAATAATCCCAGCATCTGATGTTGAAAAAGTTAAATTGCCGGTAACGCTGGGGCTGCTGAGTGTCAATGCACTCCAAGTACCATCACCACGCCAAAAAGTAGAAGAACTCGCGCCAGTACCGCTATTAAGGTTAGCAACCGGCAGGTTTCCAGTTGCCTGATTAACAGGAATACTCGTACAGTTTGTTAAAGTGCCGGATTGCGGAGTACCGAGAATAGGTGTAACTAGGGTTGGACTTGTAGAAAGTACGTTAGCACCAGACCCCGTAACAGATGTAGCGCCCGTACCTCCAGACCCTACTGCTAACGAACCCGCCAAAACAATAGCGCCATTCGTTGCCGTATTAGGCGTA